AGCTTATTTGAAAAATTAACAGAAAAATATCCATTCCTTACGGTATGTAGGTACGCTGACGAAGAATTTGTAGGTATTGTACAGAATCGCGATAGTGCTATTACTAGTTTATATAACTTTGGTGCATTACCTAATACAGAGCTTAAAGAACTATTCTTAGAATTAGGCGAGGTATGGTGGTGGGAATCGAACAGATCCATGCCAATTAACATATTCCTTCGTCAAGAATGGGCAGTCTTTAAACCGTACACTAAGACATTTACTAACAAATCACTTGAAATACTAAGTGGTCCTGCTACCAGCTTAAATGAAATTGTACATAAAAAGAAGAAACGCAAATCGATTACTCTTGTGCGTCGGATGGATTCCTAGAAATATAATCCTCTAAGTATCGGTCAAGCATAAAATAAGGGAATTGCAGTTTAATTAACTGGTCTTGATTATGTGCAAATATAGGCGCACACCGCTCAATAACTTCCTCCTGGTCCATTTGCACTAACTTCATAGCTTGGTCCATTGCAGTTTTCCATCTAAGATGATTGTCTGAAATTGAGTCGTACGATTCATCTATGATGCCATCAAATGTTCTAAAACCAAGTTTATGTAGTCCTTGTAAAAAACCCTTCACACCTATTATAATAAAGAGTCTGGCAGCTATCATTGGCTTAGCTGTTTTCTCAGTTGGAAAGACAAATGGATTAGTATAAATAGTTTCACAAATTATACTGTATGCTGTTTTATTGTAAACCTTAAATGGTAATACTTGCGAGCCTACCATTTTGTTTCCTCTGTACTCTACGTTGGCACGGCCTGGGTATACCGACACACCTTCCTCCCAAAATATTTCACTGGAATCTCCATACGATTCATTAAACACAGAACCCCTAGCTAAAAAGGTTGATTCAAGAAAATTCGGATTGCCGTTAATATAATCTTTTACAAACCGCCTATGCGGTTTTTCTGTTCCGTACAACACCTCAAATGGGATTTCTTTTTTGCTAGTTGTGTCAATTTTAAGATCGAAAGATTTATAATCATTGAGATAATAGCTTGCTGTTGACTTAAGCCAGTACATGTCATAATGTACGCTTGCATGTTTTATTTCAAACGACGGAATGAATCCAAGAAAGAAAGTATAATTAAGTCTGTCTAATTTACGTATTATAATTTCAATCTCGGAAGTGCCTTCGATTGATACGAAAATTACTTGATCTGCAAAAGACAAACTTTCTAATTGCTCAATTATCTGAGTTGGCGGTAATACAGTTCTGTAATCATACTCGACTATTGCAATCTTCAAGTCGGCATTGGAGTCTTGAAATGTAGCGAAGTCTCTTGTAGTAGGAGGGAGATTGTGAAGATTAACAAAACCATGGAATACAGTATGTGGATAGTTCACGAGATAAACTAATGTACTCATGCCATAGTATCAATTATGTTCATGTGTAGAGTGACTAACACTGCATAGCTAACAGAATGCGATTGCTTAAACGCATACCCATCTTCAACCTTATCCCATATGGTTTCTGATATTTCCTTCCAGGGTTTACCTATTAAGTGCTTCTTAGCAGGTCTTAGAGCTGCTATAAACATGGCCATGCGTGGTATAGTGTCTGGCATGCATTGTGCCACTTGCGTAGGGTAGTTCGCAATGTGTACTATCTGCTCAACGAACTCGCGTTCTTTTAACCGCGCCCAGGGTGGTGTACGATTTAACATTTCTTGATAATGTGCTTCGTCTTTAATATGTTGGTATACAGATACATTCAGAAAGTCAATTTTAAAGTAACCGCGGGCGTCTGCTTCTTTAAAGTGCAAAGAAGAAGCATCAAGCATTGGGTCATAAGGAACAGGCTGTACGTAGACACCACTGTTGTGACGTTCGGGTTTTCCCTTGTGTAACTTCCGCGCTGGTGTGTGCTTAATATGCTGTAGTATATCAAGCCTGTTCGCGAAATCAATGTCAATATCAGCTGACAATATGTTTACCTTCTTTAATTCGTTTAGCTACAATGTCTGTTACCTTTGACGCTTGTTTAAATGTCATATTGCCAATATCAATGTTGTAACGCTTGGGCTTGCCATCATCATTTAACCTCGCCCATGTCTTTTCTTCCTCGGTGAGGCTGTTGAAAATACGTTCTTCCTTTTCCCACGGTAACTCAGGTAACTCCACTACAAACGCACTATAAATCTTATCAAATATTTTTTTACCAACCGGCATCATGTAATATATCCTCAACGTACTTAACGTCTGCTACTTTCTTTTCGAATATTGGCGTCCAATGATCAGGATCAATTACTGTCCAAATCATTCCCATTTGTTCTGTTGACAGTCTGCTCAAAAACTCTTGCCCGCTAAGTGACTGATAGATTATCCAGGGACTTATCTTACCTGTTATTATAGCATGACAGAGTCTGTTCTCGCTACCATAACGCATAATATCTTCGGGCTTCATGCTCTTTTCTTCGCCCCATTCCAAACTATATTCAACTGCCCGTGTTAATGCATCATTAACATTCTCCGTCTTTAATGCCGAGTCTAAGAAGTGTGTATAAGTTGCGTCGGTTGCCCATTTATCTAATTTGATTCCGGAAGCCACTACCCAATCTATATACCTGTCTAGCTTAATACACTTTGTATTGATGCAATAGTTACCGAACTTCACAAAGGCAGTGTAGTACGGACTTGTTGCAAAGTCTTCAAATGTTCTAGTCTTTGTTCTATCTTGATTGTACTGATAAAACTTAACATACGTATGCATACCAAGTGTCACACCTTTCTCATCCTTGGCTTTCCATCTGCGTTTTTGCTCGCAGACATGTATTAAGAGTGTTCGTTCACTCTTAAAATCTTTGTGACAATACTGGCATGTTAGCGTGTCAAGGTTCGCCGTGGTCTTTGACATATTGGTTTAATTCTTTTTTGGTTGTTAGTGTACTTAATGTATCAATATCGTCTTCCTTCATTGAAGGAAACAATTCAAGTAGTTTCTTTTTAATTGGAGCAGAAACATTCTTAGGTTTAGGCTTTTGTTTAATCCATTTATGATGTTGTGTGCCTGCACCCGGGCTGGCTGCTGTAAGCATCAACCATTGTAGCTTAGGATGTTTAGCGAGGTCGAACATATTCATATTAGCATAATGATTTGTGCTTGCTATATAATAGTGTTCCATCTCAGCTGATGATTGTACAGATGCACTATATTTTAACATCAGGAATGGACTAAACTTCTTCTTTAATTCATCAGACAAGTTGTCGTAAAAATCTCTGTCTTTACGATCCATTGCTGATAGTATTTGATTTAGTGGTATCTGCGGTGCTGCCATTATATTCTATTAACCTTAATCAATTTTTGTATATACAGTGTATAGTACTGCTTAATTGCATCTATGTCAAAACCTGTAACACCAATCTCATCGTATAAAGATTTTACATAATCTGCTAGTACGTCAAAATTATGTATCCAGCGATCCGAATCCATAAGATGTATTACTTTCGAAGTAGGAAAGATAGTCTGCAATTTATTAATCTGATCACTATCATGTGCAATTATAAATGTAAAATACCCTAAGGCATTTGCCTCTTTAACTATATTATTAATTGTCTCGCCGTGCCTTGCATTAAACCCGTAGAGCTGGAAGCATCCAAGTTCCAAGTCATTCCAGTTATCCTCAACTTGGTTAAGCCTATGAATCAATTCAGACAACGTATCTAACTCGTTATTGATCTTCTTCAATGCAAGATTTTTATCTTGAAGTACTGCGTTATCACCTAGTCCTAAACAGTTAATAATAAACTTTCCGTTTGCGCCAAGCGGGTAACTAATTATAATAGTCTCAGACATGTTACCATAAATTGTTGTAATCAATTACTTCACAGTTACGTGAAATCTCTTTAATGAAATACACGCACTTTGGTTTAGGACCTTCCTCAATCGGTACTGCAAGGAACTGTCCATTCTTTAGCTTAGGTGCGTACCAGTTTACTTCACTGTATACATCTATAATTTCAATCAATTCAAATGTTGGTCTGAATGCCGACAAGCTGTTAAATTGAAATGCTTTAAAGTCCCTATCGTTAATGGAGGTGAGCGGCAATGTTTCGAGGTCGCCTACTTCATCTTCACCGATAATAATCTCCCAGTCTACTGGCATCTTAATTTTATGATTGCCTATCTTTAATACTAGTGCTGGACTAGTAAAGCTCTCGAGGAAGATTAACGGAATGTACATAAAGTCTGGGTCTGATGGGTTGCTATTATCAAGTATAGCAAACCTCATGTCGTCTATCTCTTCTGGGAGGGTGTTAAGTTCAAAACTTGTATCGTTTAGTGTGTGAATTCTCATAGTTATATTATATAGCCTTTGGCTGTGTTTGTCTAGCTTTTCATTAAGTAGAATGTAACTAACTTATCGTCTACTTTAAATAGTTCGTTGCTGTAACGCAACTTTCCTTTTTTGGCTGCATCCGTTTTTGCTTTGACGCTCGCAATGCGTACCATCTTTGGTGTAATTCTTAAAACTCTATATACTGCAAGTTCGTGGCCTTGCCCGCCTATGACAACGTCGCCGGCGTTAATAGGCTGCCCAAACAGATCCAGTGGTTTACCTTTATCGGCCATTGTACTTTAGTTTCCAGAATGTAACGTGTTCATCCTTTAAATATACTGCAAATCTAAATTGCGTTCTTGTAAGAGAAGGATCTTCGAATCTCTTTACATACAAGCCATCGAACGAATTATCAATTGCCCATTCCACTTCTGGCCGACCCCGTATTGCATCAATGAATGCCATCTCGTGCTCGTTAAACGATGTATTAGCAGGTACTCTGTAATCCTGATCAAACACGGTAGAGTCTATACTATCTGCACAAACAGGAACTAGTGTATACCGATGTGATTCAATTGCCATTGGGTGTGCTAGTCCTTCCATACAATCAAATCTATAGCTCGCTTGTGATCTTTTGTCGCCCACTGCGATATTGAGTTGTGGCATACTATCACGTGGTTCGATTATACGATCCTTTGTGTTAATATGTATTACCTCCGGACCATACGGGTGTGCAAGAGTTGCCATTACAAGTATCTTATTTCCAATATATCTTCTCTACTTTAAATGGATACTCAGCTTCTCTATAGAACTGCTTACGCTTAGTAAGATGTCGTTTCGAAAACTTGCAATTACTTGTAATATCGTACACGTCTGCATAATCTTTGTCGTCTGCTACACGTAGGCTTCGTCCTATGCTTTGTATTACACGCACAAAAGACTTGCCTGGTTCAATTAACACAAGGTTAAAGATGCGCGGTATGTTAAGTCCTACGGCTGCTACACCATACGTAGCAATAATAATTTTGTTATCTACATCTGCGATTTCATCGTATTCTTCTTTGCGTTTTTCAACTTTTACTTTACCTGTTACCACAGATACACGATCCGGTGGTAGGCGCAGGGCTAGTTCTTGTGCTGCGCCAACCCTGTCTACCAGTACCAACGTATTGCCAGTCAATGACTGGCTTATAATCATTTCAGCTATATGATCTAGCCTGTCGCCGTCTGTAAGCAGGTATTTTAATTCTGACTGATAGTTGCCTAAGTCTCTATTGTCTTGTAGCTGCTTAATGTGTACGTGACAGTTAGCAAGTAACCCTTTCTTCTGTAGCTCTGCCGCTGTTACCTGTCCTATTACTTTGCCAATGCTACACTCAATAGTCTTAAACTCAAATGCTTCTTTTGGTATTGTGCCCGTTAGGCCCCACCTTAAAGGTATGTGTGCCATTGGATCTGTGAGCATTGCCTTTAGTGCGTCTACCTTAGCACTATGGACTCCGTCTACAATAACGCAATTTACACCATCTATAAAGTCTTTAAATGTAAGCTGGGCTTTGCCACTCTTGGAATCTTTAAACAGTTGGTTAAGACTTTGCCATGTACAAATGGTGTGCGTCTTGTTCCACTCTTTTCTATTACCGTAATACACACCAACGTCCAAGCCCATGTTAATGTAGTCTTCTTCTGTCTGTGTTACAAGTGATTTGTTAGGCACAATAATAACACTCCTGCCGTATGCCTCTGCGAACAAACTAAGGGCGGCAGTAATAATTGTCTTGCCTGCGCCAGTCGCTATTTCCTGCATGGACTGTGGATTTTCAAGGTAGTTGTTTATTGTTTCAACTTGATGATCGTTTAATACAATGGGTTCGCCTTCAAAGCGATGTCCTTTCGGCCATGTAATATGCGAGAATGTATTTACATCTACTTTCGGAAATTCAAAGTATGAACTGTAGCTGCGGCGATCGTCTATTTGTATTTCGTACCCTTCGTCTATTAATATAGGAAGGATTTCTTCTAGCATGTTTATATATGTTCGGCCACTGAGTTGGAAGAACGCTATTTTGCCATCCCATCTTCCAAGTTTAACCGAAGGCAGGTGCCTAGCATAAGGCACCTGGTACTTAAATCGTTTTACTAATTTTTGTTTTGTAGTTAAATCGAGATTTTCTATTTTACAATTGACTTCATCAGTTATTAGTATTGTTGCTGTCGTCACGTTTTCCCTGCTATTGAAAGATATATTACTTTGTCTGCTGCAAGAGCAAACTTACCAATCTGATCCTGACTACGGAACAGTTCGGCTATAGGCGTTGTCGATATTAACGTATTATACCCTGCTGCGAGCAATTTGTCAACCTCGTCGTCGGCCCATTGTGTGTCACTGTCGAAACGTTTAACATTAACGTCCCAGTTTGCAATCTCGTCTAAGTCTGCAAACTCTTCTGGTATTGGTGGAACAGCTCTGTTCCAGCCTGTTGACGTATAAAAAACTACCTTGCGCCCACTGTCTTTTATGTAGTGTCTTAATGTATCAACTCCTGAGGAATCCATAACGTCATGCTTAACACTAGGTGATATACTGTTAACATATTCTGCAATGTATTCCAGCGACGCTGGCGCTGCTAAACCCATAACAGTGAACCGTTCAATGTTAGCTATTGATAGGTCAGTAGGATCAATTGTTTCTAGTGCCGGAAGCATCGATTCAACAATGTGATTGACATATAGTCTGTCATTGACTATACGTATGCTTGGTGTCCAGTCTTGCTTTGACCCATACGATTCCATTGCAATCATAAGTGCTACTGCTGATTTATCTATTTGCACATTGATGTCCTGGGCGAACTGGAATATCTTCTTAAACAAATATACGTTGAATGGACCAGACCAAACCTTCTCGGAGTTATCCCATGTGAAGTTATACTTCTGTCCGTTGCCGAAACTATTTAAGTTGCCGCGATTTAAATGATTGCCTGCATCGTCGTGTACTATTTCACGAACATTTTCGATCTGTTTCTTGTTGAAGTTGAAGTAGAACTGTATCTCAGTTGTGCCATCTTCTATCTTAACTAGTTTAAGGTAGGTGTTTTGATTTAATGTATCAAGTTCAATGATACCATTTTCCCACGGTAACTCAATTATATCTCTGTACTGTACACCAAGCTTCTTTAACTGCTTCCTGTATTTGTGTATAATCTTTTCATACAGTTCATTCTGACCTTCACTAAGCGGCTTGTCCTTGGACAAGTACTTCACATCTATGTTAGACATAAACCGTAAGTCATACCTGTTAAGCCGCACCTTGTTCATTAGGTCGGCGTGCAACCTATCACGATTGTGTGGAAGTATAATCTTCTCAATTACAGGTTTTGGTTTGGCTGTCATATTAAGTATCTCGTTTAGGTTTTGCATATATTAATTATAGCACAATTTTCAAAGGAAAAAAAGCCCCTTTCGGGGCTTTTGAGTAATTGGACATTTTACAGGAGTTCAACATGGATATTAAATGCCCATTTTCTCTAAACTTTAAGAATTTACCTTCTCGTATTGATCATATTCGTCTTCGTAAATATCAATATGCTCTTCCATATCGGTTACTGCTACAATATGTCTGTCATGTACTTCAGTGACTGTTACTGTAACACCACCCGGTAAGTACTTTAATATATCATTATGACCAAACATTTCAATCTCCTTAGAAGCTGTTCTTCATTACAGTTGATTCGGCTAACCGTTTCCAGTTATCAGTCATATCAACTAAGTCCGCGATCTTCACTGCCATACGCAATGATAATTCACGTAAGCGTTCCTGGTTCTCTTCCATGAATGCAACTATCGTATCGCCTTCATTCTTCTTAAAGCGGTAATGGCTGAACAGTTCGCCCGTGTTGTGGATCTGCTTAATACGTAACATGCGATCTCGCATCGTATTCATTGTAAGATCCAAGTAATGACAACGTGACTGAAGGGCTTGCAAATGATCTTGCAGCTTCTTGGAGCGGATATTATCAAACTGTATGTTAGTGATAAAGATCACGCTACCTTTAAAGTCGAAGTTATCTGGGATACCTTCTGCGCGAAGTGCATTTGAATCTAAGTTCCAACATATTTTGCGGCGCTTGCCACTGTCCAGTGCTGCCTTCAGCAAGTTAAGACTCAAGTCGTCCATCAAAATTCCGTCACAATCATCAAACACAATAACTTGATTTGCATCATTGTTATTGTAAAGTTTAATGTACAAACCTAGTGCCGACATCGCGCCTTTAACAATTTCATACTTGGGTGGGCGGTTAGCAACTTGATCAAACAAGTGGGCTCTTTCCAGCTGACGGATTACACCGTATGATTTACCAACACCAGGAGGTCCTACAACAATCATACCGCGTATCTTAGCTTCAATGGCAGCGGCAGTCATTTCCTCTAGTATTTCAAAGCGGTCTGCTATACGCGCAATAACCTCTTTGTCAGTTTCTACCTTAACTGGCTTAACTGCTTTAGCCACTGCCTCAGCTACTGGAGCCTTTTCAGCGGAAGCATAGCCTTCTGGGTAAACAACATCTTTTGGATTTTGTAGAATAACGCGGATCTTGTCACGGCCCTTACCTATCTCAGCGTTTGGGCGGACAGTAATTTGAAAACCCTTCTTACACTCTTTAACATCTGTAACGAGTTCGAAAGTTTGATTATGAACTTCCGCGCCACGATACGTACCTTGGTTTATTGTTACTTGCATTTTTGAACTCCTGTTAAGTTCGGATTAATGTAATATGTTTTAATTGTTATACTAAGTATAGCAAATCTAGCCAAAAGGTCTACCTTTGCGGCGAACTCATTTTACGGGTAAGCTATTGATTTTATTAAGGTTTGGAAAATAATTGTAAACTGTTGTTTTTACTAGGGTTGTAAGTTATTGATTTTATTAGAGTTCAAAAAAATACCCGCATAAAGCGGGTATTTTGGTGGGTGTTGCGAGATTATATAAGCTCACCATCAACTGGATATACAATACCTGTTACCAGTGGTGACGTTTCAGTTACGCCAACCTGGGTGCATGTAAATATAGTATATAAGTTATTGTTTGCTGAACCTAGTGGGGTAAAATCAGTATTGCCTAAAAAATGTATTCTGTACTTCGCTCCGACTATCATATCAGTTACCGGAAGTTTCATATGTCCTGGAATGTCAAATTTAAGTTCTGGTAGATTCCAATCAATTGTCATGGTTGAACCATCCTGAACTCCGTAGTGCCATCCATCCTCTGGTTCAACTGCATCAATTAATGTGCCATCTAACTTTATGTTTGTTTTTAGTGAAGGGGCAAATTGCCATAATGGATCAAATGCTGCAAGATCATTTGGAATGATATTGTTTGCTGAAATCCCGGCAATATACGCTGTGCCGCCAGTTACTGTAAACGAACTCGGTACTACAATGCCATACATTGTATCAGGTACATCAAATTGAAATAAAGTTTCAATATCATTGGTCTGGATAGGTGGTAGGCCTGCTGTTGTTGGTACAACACCATTGAAAACTGTTGTTCCATTAACAACTGCGTGAATGGTAACAGTACCCGCCTCTGCGTATGCTTTACCAATAACTTGAATTGTACGTAACGCCATTGTGTTTCTCCTAATATTTAACTTTATTTATCTACTTGCCGTTCTATATCTAATTCTTCGCATTGGCTGCCAAACTGTATTTCTACAAGTAATAACTTATCGGTACTATTATTACGAAGTTTGTGCCAGCAACCCACAGGGATTGTAATAATTGAATGCCTTCCTAGTTCTTGAGTTATAATCTCTGACTCTAAGTTGGGCTGATATTCTACCGTTGCTGTACCCCATGCCACAAACCAGTGTTCGCTACGATGTTCGTGTTTCTGCATACTAAGCGATTTGCCAGGTTCAACTCTAAGATTTTTTACCTTTGAATAGTTTATCTCACTGAGGACATTGTACGCGCCCCATGGTCGATCTGTAACTTGTTGATGTCGACTAAGCCAATCTACTAATATCTCAGACGAGCTAGTTTGTTTTTCAGTGCCGCCAGCACCAAAATGAAATTCTACTAACGGATCTCCAGCATACTTCATTATTTCCATGATGTTTCCTTCGTCCCTATCGCCACCGTTATAGAAATGTATCGTATAGTCTGGCCATTTTTTCTTAAGAATTTCTATTGCGTCACATGCTGTGCCGTCATCATCGTTAAACTTTATAACTTGCTGGACGTCTTTCATATTATTAATGATAGCTGCGCGTTCTTTCCATGTCAGGAAGTAACTACCTTTCTTACGCACCAACCAATCGTCTGAATTCAATGCAACAATAGTATCAATGTGATCACCTAAATCAGCCTTTGCTGCTTTTAACAGGGCAATGTGTCCGGAATGTATTGGATCAAATCCACCCGATACCAATCTAATATTTTTATTGTTGGCCATAATCTCTATTACTCTTGTCAAGCCACGGTAACACTAAATCACACTGCCTAACATAACCGCAGCGATTAACACTTTTTTCTGCACTTGCTGGCAGTAATCCTTTTTCTAAGAGATCGTGCCAAGTGGTAGTACGGGGGTTCATTGGTTTATGATCTGATTTGTATACTATTGCATGTATCCACGGATCTTCAAAATTCTTTTTAAAGAATCCAGTGTTGCAATCGAATCCCGACATCGCAAGCATATGAATTAAACTCACTAATGTATAATTAAAGAATTGGCCGTTTGGCTGATCGAACTCTTGCTTATGATATATAACATTTGTTGTCTGCGGTACTATTATACATAGCATTCCGCCAGGCGTTAACATATTATAAAAATGCGTAAGGGTCTTAAGTGGGTTTATTGCATACTGGAATGCATCGTGACACCATAGTATATCGTATGCTGTTTTATTAGCAGGTTTAAGTTCAAAGTCACGTTTAATATATTGAATATTCTCGTAACGATCTGCGATGTTTAATTTCGGCAGGATATCAATACCAGTACATTTAATGTCATATGGTACTGAGGTACCAGCATCATCATTGATAGTACGTGATGCCCACCACTCTAAATCTTGGCCTGTGCCGCAGCCTATGTCACATACGGAATCAACACTACGCATGAAATCAACATAGCCACCTAATAGGTCAAGCGTGTCACGTGCATGCCTATGACTTGCGTTAGTCGATGTAAAAATAAATGGATTTATTAACATTATACACTTATATCTTCAAGACCAGCTGTCCGTAAACGTGTAATATGGCCTAGTTGGAAGTTCTTAGACTCTAGTGCTTTCATAATACCCAGGAACTTATTCCGAAGTAATGCAATTTCGTTTATTAAAATATCTCCATCGATTACTTCATCTTCTGCATCTGAATATATTTGTGCATCTCGGCTTGACAGTGCTTTACCGTACCCCTCTAGATATTTTTTATAATGTTTGTGGCGGGTTTTTCTTTGTGTGACATTTAGAAAATTAAGTACCGCTTCAATTTCCTGTAACTGATTAAATCGATGCTCTGTAATACCCGGCAAGTCTCGAAGTTGTTTTTCAACACTTCCAGCAATTCTAGCATCACGCCGAGCATCTTCTAACTCGGTTTCATAATAAGTAATAAAGTTAGGAAGTAATGCTAAATTTGTAACAACTTTATTATACCTTATCATTTTTAACAGCCTCCGCCATCAATGTCGCCCCACTCGTCTTCGATTTCTTCATCGTCGAAGTGCTCGTCATCTGCATATTCTCGCAAGACTGACTTTAAATCGCTGTCTACTGCAAACTCCATAATATCATTTGCATCAACACCATGTTCTAATAAGACATGTACGAAATCTGCTGCCGCGGCCGTTACGTCGCCGCCCATTAGATGCGGTTTCAGCTCTTTCCAAATTTGTAAATGTGTTTCTATATCTTGTTCCAATGTTTCAATCTCCTAGCTGTTTTGTTTTATATATCTTTATAAAACAGTTCTTGTATATTTTCCGGGTGTAATGCAACCCACTTGTCAATATGATCTGCTATTTCTTGTGTATGTATTAATCCAAGTGCATCTGTTACACATTTAAACTTTGTTTTTATTACATCTTGTAACAGGAATGAATAATCAGCTGCATCAATTAACTCTTTCGACAAATGATAAACTAAAATACCATTGTGTTCGATGCTGTATTTACGAATAAGGGCCGTAGTCTCTTTTCGTTTTTCAAAATCAGCAACCGGATCAGGACAATCTCCATCAATGCGAAACCAATTTGCTGCTTTTAGTTCAGCTAATGCAATCTGAGTCTCAGTATCGGTATATGCAACTAAAGTTATTGCGTCAGTAGGCAGGTCGATCCCTGCATTGCAAAATAATTCAACATTGTTTAATCTATGCGAATTGCCATTCCACGGAGAGCTTAGTGAGACTTGTTCAAATTCTCGCCATTTAGAATATTCAGATATATCCCATTGCTTGTCGATCTGATCGGCAACATCATTCCCAAGCGCAAGTTGCAAACTCCAGAAAAATACGTTTCCCCCGCAACCACCGCTATAATATACATTGTATGGTTTCATTTATAAAATAATTCTTGTATGTTTTCCGGGTGTAATGTAACCCATTTGTCTATGTGATCAGCTACTGCTTGAGTATATTCTAATCCAAGTGCATCTGTTACACATTTAAACTTTGTTTTTATTACATCTTGTAACAGGAATGAATGATCAACTGCATTTATCAATTGCTTCGATAATGGATAGACGTCCATATTATTAAATTTAACGGCAGACTCATGCACCCTTGTTATCACATTCTCTCTAGTCATTGATGACCAGTCGGCAGGATCATAAAACCATTTAGCGGCTTTCAATTCTGCTAGTGCAAGCTGAGTACTAATATCCGTATATATAGTTAGTGTTGTTACATCGACTGCATGTGCTACATTTCTAACATTGCAGTTTAATTCAACAACGTCACTATCAACTAGGCGTTCCGATTGTTTCCAACTAGAATATTCTGGTATATCCCAGTTCTTTTCAATGTCTTCTGAAACATCATGCCCAAGTGCCAAATACAAACTATAATAAAACATGAAGCCGCCGCTGGCACCGCTATAATATATCGCATACCGCATTGCTTATCTTAACGAAGACTACCATCAATGTCAGACAGGTCTGTTACTTCATCTAAGTCTATGCCTGCTTCAAGTTCGGCTTCGTCTGACATTGCCATGTCTTTCATTAATCTATCCAACATGCCGTTTTCATTCCTTTCCCATTTCTTACGGAAGGCTTTAATTTCTTCACCGGATTTAGTAGTATAGATATAACTGTTACCTTGCTTAACTAACAATTCTTTTTGTTCAGCTAAGTCAAATAGACCACTGTACGGGTTCATACCAGTCTTATAAGGAATCTTAACCTGAATGTTTTCAAATGGTTTTGCGTAACGTGTTTTCATTACTTTACAGCCTGCACGAATACCGTGTACCGCTGTAGTCTTGTTACCTTCTTCATCTTCTTTAAGTTTCATTTTCTTCATTGCAATTACTATTGATGATGCAAAGATAAATCCGCGTCCACCACTAATAACTTCATCTGGGTTGAACATGTCTTGACTTTCGTATGTGTGATTGGTTGCTACCAAACCTACATTGTACGCGCCAAACATATTTACAGTATTGCGAACAAGTGCTGTAAGTGCTTTTGGTTTACGTCCAAGATCACCTTTCATGTCGCCCGCGTCAAACTGCTTAACGTCTGTAGGTGTAAGTAACATACCTAGCGAATCGACTACAAATAAAACTTTAGGACGATCTTCTTCGTCTAATGCTTTATAGTCTTTCATGAATGTGCTGATTGTTTTGGCTACGTCATCAATCATTGACATTGATAACTTAATTAACTTATCTTCGCTTGTGTCGACGCCAAGTGCATGTAACCATGTTTCGTCGAGCGCGTTCTCGCTATCGATAAGAACAACAAAGATACCTTGTTCTTGTGCATTCTTAACAATATTACCAGATGCAAAGTAACTTTTACCTGCACCAGACTCGCCAGCGAAGATTGTTACCTTACCAAGTGGAATACCTTTATTAAAGTCTCCACTAACTAGATAGTTAAGTGCATAACTACCTGTTGAGATCCAATCTTTTGGATCGTGAAAGCCTGTTGTCAGGCCGTCAATTGATTTTGTGATGTCTTTGCGAAATTTACTGACATCGAAGGGCTTAGTACTCATTTATTATTCTCCTAAATTAGTATACCTTGAACTAGGGTGGAGAAATCCACCCTAGTAGGTTCTTGATGTCTTACTGTTGACGTGAACGGATCATCTTCAGAATGTCTTGCGCCTTTTGTGTATTAGGTGCTGGAGTGTCTTCAGACTCGGTAACCGCTGCGGCTGCTTCTACTGCTGGTTCAACGACTGGTGCCGTTTCAACAACTGCTTCAACCGGTGCTGCTTCAACCGGTGCTGTTACAGGTGCTGTTACAGGTGCTGTTACAGGTGCTGTAGCTGCTGGTGTTGCTGCTGCATCATCATCATCAGTTTTGGTCTTAGCCATGCCAGGTGGTGTAAAGTATGCGCCCCAACGTGCTGGGTCGTATGGTTCACCTTCAACAGATGCTTCAAACATCTCACGGATAACTTTCTGAACTTCTTCAGTTGGTTTAGGTGGAAGGAAGTCAGCAAGATTGCTGATACTATTAGCTTCAATAGCTGCTAAGTCGTCATCAGTTAATGCTGTTTCTTTACGTGCCCAACTTGAAGTTGTGTAATCTGCGTAACCGCTTTTCATCTGCTTTTGAATACGGAAATCTAAGCCTGCGTTACTATCAGTAGGCAAGTTTTCAATTTCAGGATCCATTAAGCTGTTCTTAATTAACGTAAAGATCTGTGGGCTAATCATGAAACGACGAATTGGGTTTTCTGGGGTCTTACCATTCATTGGGTCCTGGCGTACTAAACCTTGAAACAAGTATGTACGTTTCTTCCAGTATTTGCGACCCATATCTTCTAATGAAGGATCTTTAAACCAAGTACGAACTTCGTCTAAGATTGCATCTTTTTCGCCATACATTTCCATGCAAGGAACTTGCACGATAACATTGCTTGATGCAGTTGGATCACCTTTAACACCGTTAAACGGAAATTTGAACATTGCGCGTTCAACCCAAAAATAAGGGTTGTCTGGGTTACCGTCGTTTAAGAAACGGATAATGGCTGTAGAGCCTTCGTCAATGTTCCAGTGGGGGTATACAGGGCCTTCGCCGTCTGTAAAAGATTTGTTTTTCTTGTTGTCTTGTGCTGCTAATCGAGCACGAATATCTGCTAATGAGGCCATAATAGTTTTCTCCTTTGTAATGTCCTAATACTACGCAACCTTCTCGGCGTGTTGTAGCATACGATTATTTATCGTCTTTGAGGTGTAACCAGAAATTTTTATTCTAATTGTCTTGATTACTTGCGTATTATAAGACATCCTAGTAAAAAATGCAACTGATTTATTAGCCAAAATAAAACGGCCGTAGCCGTCTTAAAAACATTAGAGGAATGTTTTATTTTTTAAGTAAGTAATTGGTACGCTGCATTAAAGCACCAAGGTCGTTTTGATTGTCCATTGCCACAAGAGGTGCACCAGCTTCGGTTACTTCTTCCTTATCATCTTCGTTATCGTTTTCTTCTTTGTCGTCTTTTTCCCAAGGTTTCTTCCATTCTTTAGTTTCTTCAGCTTCATCTACTACTTCAGCTTCGTCTACTTCTGTTTCTACTACTTCTTCAATTTCATCAGCTTCTGCCTCAGCTACATACTCTGTGAATGGTTTCATTTCTTTTTCCTTAGTTGATTCTTTTCTTATATATTGATCCAGGTCTTTATTAACGCTGGCATTAAGCTGTGCGTCACTATCCGCATCAAGCTCTTGATTTAATCCTTCTTGCATGTCACCTTTTACTACGTTATACATTTTGGCGATCATTGCTTGATCTTTTTCTTCGTACTGTTCTAAATCTCTGTACATGTCTTCCA